ATTTCAGAAGAGAGGATGTTTGCAAGTTCTGTTTCTGCATCAAGACCGTGAATTGCTTTTAAGTCTTGTGCAAGTTCCATAGTGTATTCAGCTTTAAGTGCTCTAGACTTAGCTGTAACAGTTGATTTCTCAATAGAGAAAGCCATTTCAGCAAAGTTGTTTTGAGAACTGTCACCTAATGCTTCAGCCTGAGCAGTAGTCATACCTTGTGTAAAAGTATAGTTACCTTCTGGTGAATCATTTAGTACACTTGGGTTAGTTCCTTGTTGTGCAGATGATAGTCCAGATGATGCATTGTCTGCAGAAAATTCTGTATCAGCTTCATCTACTAATGCTTCTGCACCAGACTGGTCATTAAATCTAGAACGCATTGCGAAGATTAAACCAGTTGGGCCAGTCATTGGTTGCACACCACAAATGTCATATGCAATCAAGTTTGGCATAGCTCTTCTAACTAGGGAAATTAAAATTGGGTCCCAGTTAGCCATTGGGTTAGCACCAGCAGCAGTAGCGTTGATTGGTGTACCCTCTGACAAGAAAGCGGCATCTTCTTTAAGTGCCTTTTCTTGGTTTTCTAAAATAACGGTAGTAACGGCTCTTCTATATGCATCGTTGATTTTTGGCAAATCAGGATGGTCTAGAACGGGCTGCCACTTCTCTTGTAAATGTGTTGTTTGAAACATTAGTTTCTCCTTATCTTATTTACTATATTTATCTATTAAGTGTTTTTTGCCCTTTTGTGGGTTTTTTGAATTGCAGCCATATATGCCGCCATTGCATCTGAATCTACTGAACTAGATTGCTCTGTTTCAGTTTCTTCTGATAACACCTCTTCAACTTTTTTCTCTGAAGGAAAATAAGACTCTTTCAAAGTATCAAGTTTTTGTTTAAAGGACTCTTCACCAGAGAACTCAACATCTTTTGTCAAAGAAATAAATTTTTCTTTTTCAGTTTCAGCTAAGTCTTTGGTTGCGTCAGAAATTAATGATTCTCTTACAAGTTCACCAATTCTAGATTTAGAATTTTTATCTTCTTCAATCTTTTCATTAAGTTTACCTTTAAGGTCTTCAATTTCTTTTTCCTGAGCCTCAAGAATATTATACTTCTCATCAGGAACATCAATGTAGTGGTCTTCAAACAATTGCTTTAGACCTGAAATGAAATCTTCAGCGATTTCACCTTTAAGGCCTCTTTCAATTGCAAGTTGATTTTCTTTTTTCCACTCTTCAGTAACATAGTTAAGATAAGAGTCAACTTTGTCTATCATATCTTCTTTTTGTTCTTCTAGTGTTTTCTGATTCTCTTCTTTTAATTGAGCCTCAATAGATTTGATTTTAGACGAAACAGCTGCTTCAAAAATAGTTTCAGCTTTAGATTTGAATTCATCAGAAAAATCTTCGCCTTGTAACAATGCTTCAACATCTTCTTTAACAGAATGTGTTTTTGATTCGTGTTCACCTTCCATTTTTTTGTCGTACATTGCTTTAATCATTTTTTCTTTAGACCCCATATCCATTTCTTTAGCGTACATAGCATGTAGGTCTTCTTTTGAGTGTTTCATCATTTCTTTTTTATAAGTTTCGTATGTTTCATCAACATCTTCTTCTTCAGCTTTTACTTCTTTGTCTGCATCTTCTTTAATCTTATCAGCAGGTTCAGAAGCTACAGCTGCTTTTGATGCATCAGATGTATCTTTCTTAACTTTTTTTGCTGCATCAGGCTTACCAGCTTGATTAGCATCTTTGGTCGGTGTTGGTCCACCCACATCTTCTGGATTCTCGCCACCCTTCATTTTGGGCATTGGGTCGGCCTTACCGCCAGTAGAATCTGGTGCTTTTTCTTGAATACCGTTAGCTTCATCTAGTTCAGCAACGACTTCTTGTTCCAACTCCTCAATAGTCTTATCTAATTCTGACATTGGGGATTCTCCTATATTTTATTATCATTATTATTTATAGTTTTATAACTTTTTAAGAAACTTTGCAAACGCTAAAGCCTCCACATTAGGAAGTTTTTTACGAACGCTTTCTTCTACAGTTTCAACTATATCTTCAAGCTCGACTTCTTTAAGAAGTCCGTTATTCCAAACCCATTCTTTTCCTTCCATTATTCCGTTAACGAATGCTTGAGGAGCAGAAGGGTCTGCCACTATGTCGGCTGCTGCAGCTAACATAAAATCGTCTTTCACATAATTGGCACCATTTTTTTGTTCTAAAGAACCCATACCTCTTGAAGATACACCTAACATGCCACCTTCATCCATTATGTTTTTAACAATCTTACCCATTGGTGTTTCCATAATTTTGGCTTCACCTATAAAATTGCTACCTTCTCTTTTCAGAGATGTTACCATATGTGATACTCTATCTAAATTTACAGTAGGGCCTTCTGGATGACCAAGTTCACCATAAGCTCTATTTTTTTCTATAAATTCTTTATTATATCTTTTAATTTCTTTTTCTAGTACTTCTACAGGATACACTCTACCATTACGGTTTTTGATATCTCCTTGCATAAATATACCTTCAATTTTATAATTCTTTTCACCCTTATCGTCTTCTTCTGCAAGAAACTTTACATTCTCTAATGCCTCAGATATTAATTTCATTCATCTTTCCTTATGATAGGTTATTATAACCAGAAACTTTTCTTAATTTCATTATTACATATCCAGCACAAGCGGCATCGTTTTCCATATGTATGTCACCAGATATGCCACTTCCGGCATTGTTAGTAATTGGTGGTAGTTGTTGACTACCAGTGTTAAAATTACCATTACCATTTAATGTAAGTGCAGTTGTGTTACTTGTTGCGTGAAATTCTATTTCAGTAGTGGAACTTACACTCCAAGTACAAGATACAATCGCAAGTCTAGGGTCTGTTGAGGCTCCAGCAAGTCCAGATGCATCTACAACTTCAGCTGCAGTTCCGTTTGTTCCAGTAATAAGAACAAGAACCACTGTTTCAAAATCTGTATCTTTTAGATTTCTTACTGTAAAAGCCATATTACTTTCCTATTGTTAACATTTCTTTTTCAAAATATGTCATTAATTCTTTTTCTGTAACTTTATGTTTTTTTGAAACAAAAGTTATATTGCGTTCAAAACTATTTATAAAATCTGATGAGTTAGAGTCCATTTTTTTGAATATTTCGTCAACTGCCTTTTTCATTTTAGGTGATAGTTTACGATATTCTGAACTCTTTTTGTGCTCATCTTTTTCTATTATATTAGAATAGAAGTTATCAAACCTCATCACTTTCCTCTGGTTGGTCAGGTATATGTTTAGTTACCATAGCACTAGCTTGAACTTGTCTTTCTTTTTCTAGTGTTTGACCTACTTTATCAGACATTATACTTTTAAAATCTGATTCAGCATCTAAATGGTTTTGTTTACCAATATTGTCTAACATAGACTTAATTTTTTCATTACTCATTAATTATCTCCGTTATCTGAGGGGGGTGCACCATCATATGCGTCTAAATCGTCACCAGATATTGGTGAACCATCAATAGACGGATATCTAGTTACGCCATCTGTGTCTTGTGGTACACTTACTCCACCATCTGAAGTATCCATACCTGCCTCTTTATTCATTTCATCTTTCATTGATTCAATTTCTGAATCTGTCATTCGTAACACATTTTGTTGTACCCATTTTTTACTATAAAAAGTACCAACATAATTTTCAATCTGACCTAACATATCAAGTCTTTCTTTAATTAACTCAGCTTCTTTAAGTTCACTAAAGTTATTATCTTGTAAATAATCATATTGAATATGTTCTTTTATATCATGCCATTCTTCGTCTGCAATAATACCTTTAAGAACAAGTTGTGTTCTAAGAATATCAGAAAATAAATTAGAAAACTTTTTACGCAATCTACCAATAAACTTTGTAAATTTTAATTCATCTCTTGTAATCTCTGTTGACCTACCTAATGAAAAGTTCTGTTCTGCTTCTAGTCTTGAGATAGGAACATTTAATGAACGATATAATTTTCTTTGAAAGTATGTAATATCATCTATCTCACCTAAGTTTTGTCCACCAGGTAAAGTTGTAATCTCTGTACCACGACCACCTTCTCTTCTAGGTAACCAGAAGTCTTCTAACATAGACATATGGTTTCTATCGTCACGAATTTCACCAGTTGATGCATCATAAACTAGTTTGTTACGATAGCGATTCATTACATCTTTTAAATATTGTTCTGCTTTAATTTTAGGTAAATTACCTACATCAATATAGAATATTCTTCTTTCAGGTGCTCTTGATATTCTGTAAATAACGACAGAATCTTCAATCATTCTTAATTGATTAACAGGTTTGATTGCTTTATTTAGATAAGATAAAACTGTGCCCTTACTCATATCTATTAAACCAGAAGGACAATATGCAACAGAGTCCTTTGTTAACTTAACACCAGTTGATGTATTATCAAAGTTAACACCCGCCGGACTATAAAGGTAATATTCTTTTACACCTTTTACAATTTCTATCTTAGCATTAGTACCAAGTTTTTTATCAACTTCTCTAACTTTTTTAATTTTTCTAGGGTCAATATATCTTAGTTGCATTAAACCCCTTTTCGGATTTTTAGGGTCTAATATTTTATGATAGTATATTCTACCATCAACATACCATCTACGAAATATATCGTGAGCTTTTCCTTCAAAGTCTAACAATTTGAGAATGTTATCAAACTCTTCTCTAATTTTTCTTTTTATACTTTCGGAAACTTTTAAATTGTCAAGAACAAGAGAAACAGCAGCATCTCTTTCGTTAGATGCAATTGCTTCGTTTATGATATCTTCTATTGCACTATCACATTCAGGTTGTATTGCAATATCACGATATCTACGAATCAGGTCGTCTTCTGTTCGTGAACGACCATCTAAATCCATAATGGAAGAATAGAAACCACCACTGACAGCGTCAAATGTTCCGTCATCAGTTGATGGTTCTACAACAGTTTGGATGTTCTCTTTTTTTCTTTTGATTTCAAAACCAAAGAATTCAGCCATAATCTATAACTCCTTTTATACTATTTATAGAGTTATAAATTGATGCCTGAAACTCTGAATGTATCATATCTCCAAGTGATTTCAAATTCTTCAATGGAATCATTCGTATCATAAGCCAATTCAATTGCACCAAGTGTTTGAGGAAAACAACCCTCAAGTGTGTATTGGTGTAGTACAGTATCATCTCTATCTAGTTGTTGGATAATCATATCAACTCTGTAATCAGCAGGATTTGTTGCACCTGTGTTATTTACAGTATCATTAATACCATTCATCCATCTTTCAATTTCTCTACGAATTGCAAAATCTGTGTCATTGAATACACTTGTTGTCCAAGTTTCAAATTCTCTTTCACCTGCAATGTATAATGTTCTTCCTCTAAAAGGTACGCCTATTTCTGTTAAGGCTTGTCCTGGTAAACTTGCAGCTTTACACATAAACGAAAATTGTTCTGTATTTATACCTGCAGTTACATTACCTAAAGGAGGTGGTAAAATTACCCTAAACTGGTTGGCACGAGCGCCACCGCCAGCAAGTCTTGATTTAAAATCGTTAATATTTGGCATCTTATCCTCCTACTTCTGTAAATGCTACACCAGTTCTCACTGCTATAAAGTTAAGAGTGATAAAGTTAATAGAACGAGTAGGTTTGATAAAGATATCAGCAACAAATTCGTTTCTATCAATGACTTCACCAGTATTATTAGTTTCGTCAGCCACTACTTTAAAATCTGTAAGACCTCTTCGTCCTTGAATCTCTCTCAAGAAAGGTTCTACTAAGTTTTTAAACTGAGCTCTTGTGAATTCATCATTGAACTCAAATAGTTGGAACTTAGCTGCAGTTGCAATTGCTTTTTCTAAAGTAATGAAAAGTCTTCTAACATTTATTCTATCAAAAGCACTTGGTTTAGCTAAACCAGTTTTGTCACCAAATAATACAGTTCCTTGTCCAGGAAATGCAACAACAGGATTGATTCTTGCTTTGTAAAGTTCATCTCTGATTGCTTGATTTGGTTGAAATGCCAATTTGACAGAACCTCTGATTTGTCCTCTAGTGAAACCACCAGGTGAGAAGAAAGGTTCAGCAACTTGTTCTGTTAGTGCTGTACAACCAGCAACATCACCGTTTAGTGGTACATAACGATAAGCATCATTAAATCTATCGTACATATATTTGTATCCACTATCAAATACACAGTATGAGCTACTTGTAAGTACATCAAAGAAACCTTTGACATTAATTAATTGAGTGTTCGGGTCAGAAATACCGACTACATCACTTCTTTCAGGTGAAATGAAAACTATAGCATCTTTTCTTTTTTCTGCTATTGTAATTAGATTGTTTGCTAAAGCTGTAGAAGCTGTTGCAGCCATAATTAAGTTTACATCAATAGATTCTGCGTCAGCAAACTTATCATATGCATCTAATTTTTCACCATCTGTTACAGCGTAATCGTCTGTACCGCCAGCTAGTGTTGATGTTAATATTGCAGTAACATCTGCACCACTTGCTAATGAATTATATGTGTTAGTTGATTGAACTGAACTATCACCTTTTAATGCAACACCCCAATCACCACTACCATCAATCTGTGTTGTTGGGTGGTTAGTAACATATATGAATTGAGATTCTTCAAATATTCTATCAACATAGAATAAATGTCTACCTTGTGGGTCTGTTGCTAATGGATTTTTAGAAAGATTTGAATATGTTTCTAAAACAGAATCTAATCTCTGTCCAGCTATATCATTATCAAATCCTGTGATATCACCAGTTGCATCATAAACAACTATGTGCATTTCGTCATCTGCAATGTTTCTTGCAGCTGCGTGTTCAGATGTACCAGGTTCACCATCAAATAAATCAAAAAATCTCCATTTAACAGTAATATATGAATCGTCTGCTAAATCTGCGATTAAACCTTTACCAGCTGGGTCATCTAACTGTCTGATAGATATTGTTTCAGCTGAGTCATCTTTTGCATAAATTTCGTATCTTACACCTTCGTGACCAACAGCCCAAGTTGTTCTGCCGGCATCTGAATAAAATTCTACGATAGTTCCGACATCAAAATCACCTGCAGCAAACGCATCTAATGTAATTGTATTTTCACCAGCTGTTGCTGAACCATCATTTACTTGTTTGGCACTGTTTTGTGAATATGTATTTTTTGTACAAATGTCAACTTTTAATGCATTACCGTGAGTTCCTGCTGTTCTAGCAGTAAAAGCACCTGCACCTGCATTTGTTGTTGCATTTCTTAAATCTTGTTGATAATTAGACTGGTAATCAACATTATCTTTAATAAGAATGCCAGTACCGTCTGAATCTGCGTTTAATACTCCACCTTCTGTTCTTACAACTCTCAAATTATTAGCATACTGTAAGAAATTAGCTGCAGTAAAAAAGTATTCATACTGATTACTTGAATCTTGGGGTTTACCAAAAATTCTAACTAAATCTTGTTCAGATGTAATAACTGTAGGAACACCTACTGGACCTTTTTCAAATGGTCCTGCAACTGCTCCGATTGCTGTAGAAACCGCAGGGACAATATTTGTTAAGTCAATCTCTTTGACCTGAACGCCTGGAGAAACTTGAAATCCCATACCTCTACTCCTTTGTGTTTATTTAAATCTACTACAATTATATTTATAAAAAAACGATTTTTGTATGTCGGGTTTTATACGAAGTCTAAATATAAATATGAGTGAACATTATCAAAAATATCGTAATACTATCAGAAAAGTTGCTAGAAGGCATAGAAGACTCAAAGATAAGTGGATTAATGAACAATTAAGAGAGAAATCTTGTAAATATTGTGGTGAATCTGAAATAGTTGTATTAAAATTTTATCCTGATGATAGAAAGATTCGTTCTGAATCTCAAAAAATAAGTCTAAAAGAAGACAGAAGAAAT